GGGCACCCATAGCGAATGTCCCCGCGAGCAAGGCACTCATTTAAGTTCTTGCTTGTGGACGCATCGGAATCTGTCACAGCTTCCTTTGTTTCTTTAGAAAGTAGGTTAATTGCAAATGTCAAGATAAGTGCAATGAGGGTTGACGTGAGAAAGAATACACGGTCGACCGCGAGTCGAGGGATGTTTCCAATCGCAAAACGCATGAGGTTAGGTATAACTACAGTCATCCAAATGATGTTAATGTAATAGTTCTTTACAAGTTGAGGCACCAAAGTCGCCCCATAAATAGCCACCCAATAGGCGATGGCCATCAGCAGTATACTGACAGGCGTTTTCATTTAATTTACAACAATATTATTTATCCTGAATATGCTGACCACAGAATCCCTTCTTATCTGGTATCTGCTGATAAATTCCTAACTCTACACACATGTCGCGAAGTTCGATATAGTTCTGCCAAAACTTTTCAGAATGTGAATACTCCTTAACCGTGCAGTGTGCCAACTCATGGATCAGCACATGGAAGATATCATTTACCTCACCATCGATGCACACGACAATCTCAGCACCCTTATTGGTATTGTACCCCAACGCTTTTCCTTCATCCGCTTCATACCGGTGATGGGGTACAGTTTTTAGTGAGCATAGTGTACTTCTCATTCTTGGTACTGGCGATATGTTCTCGAAGTGTCCTGTATCTTTGTTTCACTTCAACAAGTACTTGGGGTTCACGCGTCGTCTGGAGAATCCATAAATTGATTAGGATGAGTAAAGCCAAGGCGATCATCTATCATAGACAAAGATAAATTTACTATACAACTCTGAGATTGGGTTTCCTGTCAACCCCTCCCAAAGTTGTAGTTTAAATCCGATATGTTCCAATTGTGTGACAAGATGATCTTTGTATGCAATTGGTTCAGATTTAGGTCCATCTGCATAATAGGGTGTGTCCTCCAAATGTACAAACAATTTTTCACCAAAACCCCCATTCCCATGGTCTTTCATCTTGAAAAAGTTTCCCATATCATCCACTAAAGGTGTTTTAAAAATAATCTTTTCTGAATCGGGTATAATCCCTATGAGCATTCCACCACATTTTATCCTGTTTTTGATTTCACGCAACGAACTGAGAAAAAGGTCCCTCGTCTGAAATATATAATGAAGTGAAAAGTTGAAACCACACCACATCAAAACTTTCTATTTGGACAGTTGTGAATATCACCCGTATAAAAGTTGACACGCATGTGCATATTTTTTCGCGCGTGCTCGAGCCTCTTCAAGGGCGGTGGGCTCTGGATCACACATATTTATATTGGCTCCACATTTATGCCACTTTTGGAGATCTCCACCAAAACCACAACCAACATCAAGAATGTGAGCCCCTTCATTCGTGACAGATTGTATCAGATCCCTCTTAGCCTCATTATGATTCTTTCGAATCTCTTCCATATGTTTAAGGTAAAATTATATTAATTTTTTTCGTTATTTATAGTTTCTCTTAGGTTCCAATTGAATAAGTAATAATATACATGACCCGTACCTTTCATGAATTTAAGTTTTTCAAACTGAGATATGTCTACACCTATATCAAGGGTATTGAAAACATCACACCCCATATTTTTAGCTATAAGAAAGCATCATTGTAAAGATCACCAGTTATATAAAATTTATAAACCTGTTTGATAGTTCCTTTACCATCAGTTCTATCATAAGGAACATCATAAAAGGAATGACATCATTACTCTCATCATTGACATAGGTGTGTATAGGCAATAACCATTGCTTAACATAAGTAGTATCTATGTCCACAGAAAGTTTAAAATCTTTTACATATTCTTTCAATGTAGTGGTAACTTTTGGAACATCCTTCGATGTCATCTTTCTCCAATTGTATTTACAAGGACCCCTCACTTCAAAATAATTTTCACGAAGTCGATCTGTTTTGTAAAATCCCATATTTATAAGATGTTTCACATTTAGAAATCTATGCCAATATTCAGATTTTGCAATAGGAGTGGGAATTTTTTGTTGTCGCCGTGTAAATAGCCTGCCAAATACCTCTAAGATTTGCACGTCTTTTAATTTCACCTATGAGTAAAGGTGCAAACTTTGTTGATCTGAAATCTAAATGTACACACAAAAAATTGATTTGAACGGCGTTAACAACTTTATCCTCAATTCTAAGTTTTATCGGAACACTAGAAATATACCCAACAATATCATCATCTACCCGAATAACTATATTTTCGTATCCCGGGATTTCTGTAGACCATTTAAGAACATCATGGGTGTAGTTAAATTTAAACGTATCATCGTCATCTAAATAATGATATTCTAAAAATTCACGTGCTTCATCGGTGGTACACGTCGACCACACAAAACCATCACCCAATTTTAATGGAGTAGAGGAAACAGACCTAGTCGTTTCTATTTCACCCACTTTAGTCCCTTCACGTGGTACAGGTTGTTTGTCCCAGAATTCGTGCATATATTATTTAAAGAAGTTTATCTTTTAAGTTGGCTTAAAGTTTATAGTTCTTAGATAATCATAATGTCTCTTACACAAGATTACACCACCGTCCCAGGTCAACTTTTTGCGTGTTTGTCCATCGTTGGACCGGATACACCCCAAAAGACTGATAAGTATGGTGTAAAGATCCGTGGCGCGTTCTCAACCCGTGATGAGGCTGCTAACCACGCCAAGCGACTTCAGGCTGAGGATCCCACTTTTGATATCTATGTCGTAGACATGTACAAGTGGCTCTTGATCCCCCCCGACTCCTCTAAAATTGAGGATGTTCACTATACCAACGAGAAGCTCGAGGAAATCATGGTTGGTTACAAAGAAAACCAATCCCAAGCTGCTCGCATGTTCCAAGAGCGTAAGCAAGGTATGATGGAAACGAAGACCCAATATACCCCTGGTGATGATAACTCTAAGTTTTACACCAAACCTGATGAGGCGCCCATTCCTCACCCCGCTGAGGTACTCGAGCGTCTTCAAAAGGAGAAACCTGATACTCCTATGGAAGAGCTTGTTAAGGAAGCAGATGCAATTGTCGCTACTGAGATTGGAGAGCGTCAGAAGAGAAGGGAGGCTGAAGCTGAAGCTGCAAGCAAACTCGAGGATGTCAAGGAGGAGGAGGAGTCCGCATAAATAATATAACCAAACAAAAATCCATTGTTTTTTAAACCAAAATCTAGTTTAAAAAATAATATCAGTATACAATAAACATAATGTTCAAGATAATTGTGACCATCCTTTTGGTTGGTGCTTTCTTTATTTTGTTTTTTAAACCAAATATAATTTAAAAAACAAAACAGTTTCAGAGCCTGAAGCTTCGACGTCTGCTGGATTTATAGAAGATACATACAGAGGTCCATTTGTAGACCATTTTATACCACCAGCAGTGGGTGATGTAGGTACATTTGTTGCGTACTCAAGTATACCGGAGGATAACTGGTTGCATGGTTTTCCCCATAAAAAAGCCTAGAAGAAAGACAGCGAATGCGATAATCCACGTCGATTTATCGACGCTGGCAAGAAAATCAGGTTTCTCTGCTTGCTGTGGATGGAATGTCTGTGGAACTTGCATAGAGTAGTCATTATAGTACGGTTGGTCATCTTGGATGTCCTCTTCGTTTTTTTCATTATTTAAAGGATCAATCGATGGGTCGTAATCAATAGGGTTTCCAATGTCAGTTTCCATTTTCTATTATAGCTCGCGTTTTTTTTAAGCGTCTTCTGACTCACTTTCATCATCCACGATGAAGTCTTTCAGGTTACCATTCTCATCCATATCTTCTTCATCGTCATCCGAACTGAATTCTTCCTCTTCCTCGTCCTCGGTATCCAGTTCGGAATCAAAATCTGTGTCATGATCGTCATCCGCGAAATCGTCTACAATTTCAGTCTCAGTAGGCTTAAATGTGTCCGGTTTCTTTATCTTACGACCAGAACGCGTAAACATTATATATATAGAATTATTATTGTTTAAGTACTTTTACAACATCATTGGTTAACTGATGGGTTCTAGCTCGATTCTTCTTACCACCTTTGCATATTGGACACTTTTGTGTGATTCTATGCTTCTTATCGATGCTATATGACATCATAGTGTTGTCGTCGTGTACAGCTCCAATATTTTCACAATAACTAGAAGCTGTTAGAACCATGAAGGTATCCTTTTCTTGTGTAATGCGCGTAATCCTAACATCACCAGTTGTTTTCATAAATTTATTGATATATTGTTGGAGTTGTGGGTTTACATCTGATTGCTTCACCTGGGGTTTTTCTTCATATTTCTTAATTTTTGGACACTTACCGATGTCTTCCTTCTTAGGGTACAATCGATCGACAATGTTAGGGGGGAGTGTATGTTGACGACCAACGAAGAATCTACATAGACCATCTCGCCTACCAACTAATGTCGGACAATCACAGAAACATTTTTGGGCAAGCTCTTTGCCACTGATCGTGAACCAAATATGATTTGACCCATGCTTTCTTTTCAGATTTTTCACAGTACTTCGAATTTGTAGCCACTCTATAGGTGCCATTGTAACGGAATAGTTTAGTGAGATATGCATCACCCTGACCTTCTAAGTTTTTGCGAATAAAACTTTCTAAAAGAAGTTTTAATTCTTCGTCATACACTTCATCTTTCATTTCATCACTCGTGAACGACCCCTCCTTTCTCACAACCCTTACATTCGGTGTCTCCACATGAATATTTTGTGGTGCATCCGTGCGTACGGCGGACATTTTCAGAATTTTAACACTTGGTTCTGGATCAATCCTCATGAGTGTACTGAAAGGTGCTTGTGTGTATATGAAAAGAGGTAGGTATTCAACTTGGTCCACCTTCCCGTTATCACACCCTGAACCATCCCCGACCTGAGCATGCATCATGTTTCGCCTTTTTTGAAAGACCATGGCATACGGAATCCACTACCCTTCGTTTTTCGATCTCCATTCCCATACACGGATGAATCGATAATATCATCCCAAATGACATCACTCTGATATCTTGAGAGCGCTACGAGAATGTATTCCCTGAGAGCGATCGCGGAGGACTGATCCACTACGAACCCCGACCAGTTGAGATGTACACCAGTCTTGATGAGTTCTCCACATTTCTTGGGCTGGGCGATTGAGATGAGACTTTCTCCACCCCCATGCTTCTTGACTTCGTCACAGATCACTTTACAAATGTCTTTGATTTCATCGATACCTAGAGCCTCTTGGGACTTATAGTCGATGTCAACGAAAAAGTTATAAGTGTCACTCTTTTGTTCGACGACGTATAACTTTTCACGAGATTTGACAGCTTCTATATACTTATCGTAAAATTCATTCAATCTATCAAATGGCACAGAGAGTTTACCCCCGTCCATGAGCACATGTGATAGATTGGTAGCATTATTGAATTTCTGGGAAACATACCAACTCTTAAACATACTTACCTAGGGTACACCTTTATTCTCTAAACCATCTCATACAGGAAATATCCTGATATTCCTGAGTTTGAGAAAGTTGTTCTTAAAGGTAAGTAGTTCATAGACAGTCATTCCTTATTTTCTTTCCACTCCTCAATCTCCTCTTCACAGAGACCACGGTTCTTTCGAGAAGTTCTTCGATCTGCATCAAAATGTAAGCCTTG